ATACTAAACGAAGATTTGGTTAGGGAGATTATAGAAGATTTTATATCTAGTCCGAAGATAGATAATGTGGGTCAAATACAAAAAAACGGTAAACCTATGTCTTATATGTGGGCCTATTGCTTACAAAAAGCGCCTCAACACAATATGACTCCACAGGCTATTAGAAGATTGTTAGAAAAGAAAAGTTGGAAAAATGTTTGGAAAGAATACGAAGTTTGAAATAAAAACTCCTGACGGATGGGAAGATTTTTACGGAGTTCAAAAACTTTCTGGTAAAAAGGTTGTTGATGTTTTTCTTGAAAGCGGTAAACACATTTCCGTTTCAACGGACCATCGTTTCTACGAAAAACGATTAGGATATTGTGATGTAAAGGCACTATACTCGGGTGATGTTATAAAAACAAAAGATGGGTTTGAAACCATCATTTTTATTACACCAAGATATGATACACCAGATGTTTATGATGCTATAGAAGTAGGTAAAAAACATTATTATTATACCAACGATATACTATCACATAACTGTGAGTTCCTTGGTTCTACCAATACCCTTATCTCTGGTGCTAAACTAAGATCATTAACATTCAAGACACCTATTGAGAGTAAAGACCATCTGGATGTATATGAACTACCAGAACCTAAACACACGTATGTCCTGTGCGCGGACGTAGCGGAGGGGCAGGGCCTTGACTACTCCACATTCTCTATATTTGATGTGTCACAGATACCATACCGACAGGTGGCTAAATACCGTAACAACGAGATAGCACCTTTATTATTTCCTACAGTCATTTATTCGGTGGCAAAACGATACAACGAAGCATTTGTTCTTGTGGAAATAAACTCTATTGGACTACAAGTAGCAGACATTCTACATTTTGAGTTAAGTTATGATAATCTACTAAAGTTTCAAACCAAAGGTAAGCAAGGAAACCAGGTGTCTGGTGGATTTGCTGCCAGAAACAAGTTGGCCTACGGTCTAAAAACTTCAGCGCAGTCTAAACTTATTGGTTGTGCTAACTTGAAGGCCTTGGTTGAAAATGATAAACTGCTAATAAACGATGCCGACACTATTATAGAACTTTCTTCTTTCTCTGCCAATAAGAAATCATTTATGGCAGAAGAAGGAAGCAATGACGACCTCGCAATGACGCTGGTTCATTTTGGATGGTTGACTTCACAGAGAGTATTTAAAGACACTGTGAATACAGATATTCGTTCCGTTCTACAGGCCGAAAATCTGGAAATACTGGACCGAGAGATTACACCTTTTGGTTTTATAGACAATGGTATAGATGATCCTGCCCCTGAAGTGGATTCTCGTGGAGATAGATGGTTGACCGTAGAAAAAGAAGGTCTTTACACTAATCCAAATTGGGATCCGCAGTTATAACCAAAAACATCAAAACACTAAATATATTGAAATGGATATCACACACCATTCAAACCTATAAAAAGGAGTAAAAAATGGCAACTCTACTTTCACCTGGTGTAGCTTGGTCTGAAGTTGATCTAACGACCATTGTACCATCATTATCTACCACAGTTGGAGGGTTCGCCGGCAACTTTGTCTGGGGTCCAGTTAATGAATTAACAAGACTTAGTAATGAAATTGATCTAGTAAATACCTTCGGTCAACCAGATCAAAATACTTTTACCTCATTCTACACCGCAGCAAACTTTCTCAGCTATGCACAAAATATTCTAATTGTCCGTGCATCCGATCTAACAAAGGCTAATAACGCAGTATCAGGCGACAAACCGCTTGTTATTCAAAATAAAAATCAATATGACATTGAGTATATGGATCTTTCAGCATCTTCCAATACAGGTATGTTTGCTGCTCGTTATCCAGGTGCTATTGGTAACGGACTTAAAGTTTCACTTTGGTCATCTGCTAATGCTACAGCATTTTCTGCATGGTCTTATGCACCAAACTTTAACGGTGTGCCATCAACATCAAATTGGACTGCTACAAGAGGCGGCGCCAATGACGAAATGCACATCATAGTTGTTGATACATTAGGTCATTTTGGTCCAACACCAAATACCGTTTTGGAGCGTTTCTCATACGTTTCTAAAGCAGTTGATGCCACAAATGATGATGGTACATCAAACTATTACCTTAATGTAATTAATGAACGTTCAAAGTTTATTTACATTATGCATCATGCGCAGATGGCAAATGGTTATGCTGATACAACAACTTGGGGTTCAATGGCAGCAAACACAGTTTTTGCTGAAGGAAATACACAATATACTGCAACATTATCAGGTGGTGCAGATGGTGCTCCTACAGACGGAGATTTGACAAGTGCATACGATTATTTCCATAATTCTGATGAAGCTGATGTTTCATTGTTGATGACAGGTCCTGCTCCACAGACCGTTTCTGAATACATTGTTGATAACATCGCGGAAGTTCGTAGAGATTTGGTAACATTCATTTCTCCTCCTCAGTCATCAGTTGTTAATAACATGGGTTATGAGGCATCTGCTATTCTTACATTCCGTAATTTATTCAATTCAACTTCTTATGCTGTATTGGATTCAGGTTGGAAAAAGCAGTTTGACAAATACAACAATGTCTATCGTTGGGTTCCACTAAACGGAGACATTGCAGGTCTTTGTGCCCTTACAGACTATACAAATGCTTCATGGTGGTCACCTGCTGGTCTAAATCGTGGTCTAATTAAGAATGTTACACAACTTGCTTGGTCACCAAATCAAGCAGACCGCGATACACTATATAAGAATTCTGTCAACCCTGTAGTTTCTATGTCAGGTGTTGGTACCGTTCTTTATGGTGATAAAACCATGACTTCTAAACCATCTGCATTTGACCGTATCAACGTTCGCAGATTGTTTATCACACTTGAACAATCAATCTCAAGAGCAGCTAAGTATTCACTATTTGAGTTCAACGATGAGTTCACACGTGCCCAGTTCGTTGCTCTAGTAGATCCTTTCCTTCGTAACATCAAAGGACAAAGAGGTATCTATGATTACCAAATTGTTTGCGATACAACTAACAATACACCTGCTATCATCGACAGAAACGAATTTGTTGGTGATATCTACATTAAGCCAGCTCGCGCAATTAATTTCATTCAGTTGAACTTTGTCGCGGTGGGTACAGGAGTTGCCTTCTCCGAAGTTGTTGGTAAAACAGGCGCCTAATTAGGAAAAGGAGAAAACTAAAATGGCTTTTAATGTTCAAGAATTTCGAGCAAGTCTTGTCGATGACGGCGCCCGCGCTTCACTCTTCGACATTACTATGAATATGCCTCCAGCGCCTGGGATTACACCTCTTACTTCTGCGGCTATCACGTTTAAGGCAAGAGCATCCTCACTACCTGGAGACTCAATTTCACAGATTACCGTTCCATACTTTGGTCGTGAGATCAAGGTTGCCGGTTCTAGAACTTTCCCAGATTGGTCGTTCACAGTTATTAACGATGAGAACTTCCTCATCCGAAATAACCTAGAATTGTGGATGAGTGCCCTTAATGCTCACGTAGGAAACATTCGTAATCCTGCACTAGCAACAATGGCAACTTATCAGGCCGATGCTATGGTTACTCAGTATGCTAAAACAGGCGAGATCATTAAACAGTATAAAATGATTGGTTGTTTCCCAACCGACGTTGCTGCTATTGACCTTGATTGGGCATCAGGTGACCAGATTGAAGAATTTAGTGTTACATTCGCCTATCAGTGGTGGGAATCCGCTTTCCCTATTCAAACTACTGATATTTCTGGCGCTTAAAAACGTAACATAAATATAACTAAACCCGTGGAGCAAAACTCCACGGGTCTTCAATCAAGTAAAGGACTACATAGTGAAATTATTTGGATTTGAAATTGGTACTCCCAAAAAAATAGAAGATGCTCAAGTAGAACAACCTAAACAGAAGTCGTTTACCCTCCCAATGAATGATGACGGAGCGGTAACGGTTGCTGGTGCCGGTTATTATGGTACATATGTAGACCTCGATGGTACCTTCCGAAACGAAACACAACTAATCACAAAATACCGAGAACTTGCTATTCAGCCAGAAATGGAAACGGCCATTGATGAAATCGTCAATGAAGCAATTGTAATTGAAGATGGCGGACAGTGTGTTGAAATCAACATGGATGAACTTAAAGTTCCTGCTGGTATTAAGAAACGTATTGAAGATGAATTTAATTATATTCTAAAAGTCCTTAATTTTAACAATATGGGTCATGATATTTTTCGTCGTTACTATGTCGATGGTCGTTTATACTATCACATTGTTATTGATGAAACACAACCAATGTATGGTATTCAGGAAGTAAAGTATATCGATCCTCGTCGTATTCGTAAGATCCGCGAAATTCAAAAGATGCGTGATCCGAATACAGGTATTGAGTTAATCAAAAAGCAAATAGAATACTACCTCTACAACGAAAGAGGTATGATTGGTTCTGGTTCTAACCTTGGTTCCAAGATTGCTCCAGATTCCATCGTAAACGTAAATTCGGGTCTAATGGACCCAAAACAAACAATGGTCCTTTCCTATCTTCACAAGGCCATTAAACCATTTAACAACCTACGTATGGTTGAAGATGCAACCGTCATTTATCGCCTCTCCCGCGCACCGGAGCGCCGTGTATTCTACATTGACGTAGGTAATATGCCAACTGTCAAGGCCGACCAATATGTGCGTGATATTATGGTTAAATACCGTAATAAGTTGGTGTATGACTCCTCAACAGGTGAAATCAAAGATGACCGCAAACATCTATCAATGTTGGAAGATTTTTGGTTGCCACGCCGTGAAGGTTCTAAGGGAACTGAAATCTCTACACTAGAAGGTGCCCGTAACCTTGGCGAGTTGGAAGATGTTAAGTATTTCCAATCTAAACTATACCGTTCACTCAATGTTCCTATTGGTCGTCTAGAACCACAGCAAGGTTTCTCCCTTGGCCGTTCTACAGAAATCACCAGAGATGAGTTAAAGTTCACAAAGTTCATCCAGCGTCTTCGTAACAAGTTCTCCATTCTATTTGATGACCTACTAAGAGTCCAGTTGGTTCTGAAGAAAGTCTGCACCGAAGAAGAATGGAAAGAGTTCAAAGAAGATATTTTCTATGACTTTAAGAAAGATAATAACTTTGATGAACTAAAGGAAGCAGAACTTCTTAATGTCCGTCTAGATACACTTGCAAAAGTAGATCCATTTGTTGGTAAATATTACAGTATTGAATGGGTACGTAAAAATATTCTTCAACAATCTGATGAGGATATGGAAGAAATCAACGGACAAATGGAACAAGAAAATGCTATTGTCGCACAGCAACAGCAACAGCAAATGATTGACCAGCAGGCACAACAACAGGCCGATCAACAGAACCAGTTACAGTTCCAGGGTCAACAACAAATCCAACAAGCCGCTATTCAACAAGAGATTGATAAGAATACAGAAGAACAACCTGTTAGTAAGAGCGAACTAATCAATAAAGACCATGAACAATCTATGATGGATAAAAAGATTGAGTTGGAAAAGATTAAGTCAAAGAAATCTACTGCACCAACAAAGAAACCAGCACCAAAGAAAAAGACTGTTGCTAAAGAAGCAAGAGATATGGGACTAGTTTATGTTGGTAATAACCAATATTCTAGTCTGACAGGTGATGCTCGTTTCATCAATGAAAATGGTATTCTTGTAGAACTAAATAAGGATAGTTTAGTTGACTAAAATTATAAAAGAAACTACTCATTCCGGTTGTATTGAACCTGGCAATGCCAAAGGTGAAGAAAATCAGTATATGAAAATAAATGCTGATGCTTATCAACTTGACCAAGAAGATAAGTTGATGAATATACAAAAGGCACATTTAGATCATCATAATAAGGCATTAGGTTTCAACCATTTCAATCCAACTGAAATAAGAACTGGAAGAAATCATCATTTAAAGGCCAATACTGTTATACAAGAAACTACAACGGCCAGAACAAGAGTTAAAGCAAAGTTGGATGAGTTAGGTGGTAATTTAGGATATGAAGGTACATCTGATGCACCACCAAAAGGTAGAACAAACGACCAACTTGAAGAAGGTCCGCTAAAAGATAAGGCCAAAAAAGTGGCCATGGCAGGTATGACTGCCGCTAATATGTATACCATGGTAGATGCAATGAGTCAGCATAAACCAAGGCCTCAAACTGATATGGTACGTGCTGCAACAGCATTGCCAGGTGCAGCAGGATGGGCAGCAAGTGCCGCACATTACGGTAAAAAAGGTTACGATCTAGCAAAAGACGCATTGAAAAAGAAGAAGGCTACCATGGAAGAAGAAAACAAAATGCCAAATCCGTGCTGGAAAGGTTACAAGGCCTACGGCATGAAAAAGAAAAATGGTAAAGAAGTTCCTAATTGCGCGCCAGTGGAAGAAGATATAGATGAGTCCGCAGCATGGCAACGTAGTGCTGGTAAAGATCCAGAAGGTGGTTTGAACCGTAAAGGCATTGCTTCATATCGCCGTGAACATCCTGGTTCTAAACTATCAATGGCAGTAACAACTAAACCATCAAAGTTGGATCCGGATAGCAAACCAGCAAAGCGTCGTAAGTCATTCTGTGCCCGTATGGGTGGAATGAAAGGTCCTATGAAGGATGAAAAAGGTAGACCAACTCGTAAGGCCTTAGCATTGCGTAAGTGGAACTGCGAAGAAGAAACAAAATATCCAGAGACAGCAGAACGTGGCATTTACGAGAAAGCACCTCCTGGTGATAAGTTTGAACGTATGGTCAAGCACATCAAGGCAGGTTATGCTAAAGATGGTAAACTAACCAAAAAAGAAAAAGGTATTGCTTTCGCCACCGCATGGAAAGCCAAAAATAAAGAAAAGTTGAATGAAGGTGCTCCTGCTCAAGCAAATGTGGATTTTTTTAATAGATTGACAAAAGCAGGTGTCAATAAAGGAATGCCTGAGTCACACGCTAAACAGATGGCATCTTTAGCAGCATTTGAGAGCGGGTGGGGTAAAAGTCATATTGCTCAAAAAGGTAAAAATTATTTTGGACAAACTGGTGAAGGACCTGGTGGACATATCATTGGTGCTGATAAACAAAAACATAAAGTATTCAATTCTGATGATGAGGCCGTAGAACATCATGTTAATAAATGGTCAAAATATTATTCCAATGATCCTAAAGAAACTACCGCCAATTTGGTAAAAGCAGGTTATAATAAGGTCAATCCAAAATGGTCAAGCAATATTATGAGCATACATAACAAATACTCAAGTGTTGCATCATCTACCAAACCAGAAGCACCAAAACAGCCTGAGGTATCAAAGGCACCAGAAGCACCAAAACCAACACAAGTAGCATCTACACCTTCTGCACCTGAAACACCAAAGTTACAGAATCCAGATCAAAACATTACAAAAGTTGCTTCTACACCAGCACCATTGCAGGTATCACAAACAGACACTAAAGATAAAAAACCAACACAAGTTGCTTCTTTGCAGGAACTAAAAGCGGAAACACTTGGTTCATATATAAAAAAGGCCTCAGCATCACGTAAAAAAGCATTGCATAGTTCTAAAGCAGACATTAAAACCTGGGGTAAACGTCAAAAAGGTATTACAACTGCTGTTAAGCAACTAACAAAAGAAAACAGTAAAGATAAAGATTTTGATGATGCTGTAGGATTTATGGGTAAAAGTGATGTTGCAGAACAGCAATCACATATTCATCTAAATAAACCTGATCTTAAAAAAGAAGTAGGTGCCACCGGCACAACACACACAATTCACGAGGAAACTACAATGGAAAATCAAGACCTTATTAATGAGGCGATTGAGAACATTCTAGAGAATGACCTTAACGCTATGAAAGAAAATCTCATGACTGCCCTCCAAGAGAAGGCACAGGAGAAATTGGAAGAAAAGAAAAAAATCATAGCATCTGAGTATTTTGCACAGTAAAGGATATATGGTAAAATGGATAATCAACCAAAATCTTTAGCCATTGGTTATAGAGTTTTATCAACAAATTCTATAAATCATACTATTACGGTTAGATATTTTTCAAATATTTTGACAGAAGAAATGTTAGCATCAGATTTTAATTCGGATGGAACGATAAAATTAAATGAACATGGAAAACCTAATAAATGTAAAAC